CATAGGTATAAAATGCCCAGTAATTTTTTACAAACCTTCTTCAACTACGATCTTTCAAAAGATTACGTCCCATCAGTCGCGGACGGGCGATTTTCTATCGCTAACAAGACTGTCGCTTCACTTCAGAACGCTGGCCAGACTTACCTGGCCGACTTAGATCTAAGAACTGATTTTCAGTTCGCCGGAAAAAATAAAGCTGTGAGATTCACAGCAAACCACTCAGATTTTTCTGGGTACAACAAGAAATATATAACTGACACGGGTGTCTACGACCCCAAATTAGCTATGGAGGAATTTGCCCGCTCGGCTTTTGATAGGCGAGTGGTCAAAGAAGATACTTTTGCACAGATCTCATCGTTTGTGCAAGGTGATTCGCATAACGCGTTCCTCTATAACATGCTAATCTCCTGGCAGCGTGCCTATTTGTACGCAAGCCAACGCGGACAGGATGAGATCCTTAAAATAAGGACTAGTCCGTATCGAGATTCCCATGTCACCATACCTCTCGATGCCGGTGATGAAGACCACACATCGTTGATTGAATTAGGAATACCATATGAAGGAGATTTTCAAGTGATTGATTTCCCTGTGCGTAATGCTTTGAACTTCTGGTCGAGTCCATATGTCTTACGCGTCCCTGGGCCAACCATGACACAAGTCTCATTCTATATGGCTCATTGTTTTGGGCGTAATAACGTCTCAAATCTTAACGCTGAAATCGCCATACCTTGTCCAAAATTCGAGAGAATTCTGCTTGACATTATTGGCGGTGACGCAAGCACACCCGCGGGCTTCGATAATATACCGTGGCATCAGCCAGATACTTTATGGTCTTGGATCATTGAGTACGTTACTTTGAACCGTTTGCAACAGCCTTTCGCGGCAGTGCTCGAGACATTTATGGCTATGGCGATACAACCGCAGTGGTCAAGCGCCGAAGCGTGCGCCTGGCAGCAAATCGTCTTCACTGTCGTCTTAGGGGAGTTTTCTCCTACTCGAGGCCGCATTCGATCAAACCTTGAAGGTGAGGCATTTTTTACGGACCCAACTGCGTATGAATTTGTCACTGACTTGGCGCGGAGCCCCGTCACTATGCTACAAACATCCGCGATATTGAACTACTATGCGCTTTACGGCTTATACACTGTTTTGCATAATGAAGCCAGGTCGCGTGACAACTGGGAAGATGTCTTCACATCGACCGTCGCGGAACTGCAAATTCTATTATCACCTGCCGCGCGTGCAGCTCTTATTTCGACTCTAACTCGACAACAGTTCGCAACATGCATGGACTCTGGTGCGTACATACATTATGATACAACGAACATCAGTATGAACAGGCTCTTGCCAAGTAGTAAATCTACCTCCGGCGACCCGTTGTTTAAAGACGGTGTGATGATTGATGCAATTTATGCGCCTGTTTCAGGCAGTCTTATCTTAGGCGCTGTCTGCGGTGACTTTGAGACAACTTGTCATCTCGCCCCTTTGCAGGAAACTAAAACCGAGGGCAGTTTTGATGTGTTTTATGACATGTCTACGATGTTGAAGGTCTGCAACACTTTCCGCCTCTTCGGACATGAAGTTGAACTACGAGATACTCTCACTAACTCACTTTCTACACCTTGGGCAACGTCGACTGAATGTATTATTGAGCCGGCTAGCATAGAATTCAAACCTACTCAACGCCGCCGTTACGTCGTGGTTGATTCACATCCACGTATGGGACGTAATCACACAATACCTAACGTCGTCAGCCTTATGGAGCCTTCTCACTTCGTCGTCTCAATACGTAAACCTACTCTGCGAGTTGTAGATTGGCAGAAACGCACAACTGCGTGCCGGCCTATAGTCCGTGCTAATCGTAAAAAAGTCGAGGTCAAGTTCTTCGTTAAGACTGTGAGCGATTACGGTGTCGGGCAATTCAATGCCAAAGAGCTGGCTTCAGGGCAACAGGATTTTCACCGAGTTCAAACCGCTCCAACCCCGCGAATGCCCGAGATCACGTTTACACCCGCGACTCCGCCGCCAATGAGCTCATCTGCCCACATAGTCAGCGATATCCCCGCTGCCCCCGATGTAGGGCTGAGGCTGGATTGAAACCTATACTGGCTGATTATGGGCTCGTGATCCCCAGAGAATCACGCGCAAAACCGACTGTGCGACAATCATTCGGCGTTATTTCCGTCCAGAAGAGTGACCGCGGAAATCGAAATATCACTCTGAGACTGCGTGACGGTTCAGCACCAGTTTCATTAAAACGCGGCAGCGGTGGTACACTATACGCAGTACCTTTTGCTGACTCCCAGCTCGTCTTGATTGACCGTCTGGGTTACGAACTACCTGAGGGCGAAACCATCTACGATTTCTTCGGAACGTTGGTCACAGTCACTCTTTTGCCGTCTCACGGTTTCACTTATGTCTATTTCAATGTTAATCAAGAGCTAAACCCGACGACTCCAGAAATTCTTGCGACTTTGTCTCGTCATTTTATGGGAGATTTTAACTTCTATTACAACATGCCGGTCTCGCTTGAAAATATAGTCAAGGCTTCAGACATAACTACTTCGTCGCCTTATCACCACACTCCGGACACACTCGCTCACCTAAGCAAATCTAAAATATCTGGCGAGCATCACATTCACTTCACTGCCGAAGAAGTCTGGTCAGCCCTAGACTCATCACAACAAGAACAAGCGTCAGAAGCTTTCCGATTACCGCTTGATGTGACGACTTCGTTTATGGCCGGCGCGCTACTCTGGTTGGCGTCGTTGAGCGTTGACATGTTTGACTTAATTAAACGCAGCAACTTGTTTAGTGCGCCATCAGTCAAGGACTTCGTGCGAATTGCTAAACGTATATCGGTCCAAGCCAAGTCCCTCCAAAACTTGTGTGCGACTGACCTAAGATCCGTATTTGAGTGCGAAGTTTTGGTCAATCGCGCGGAAGGCGTGCCTGACTGGTATGCTGAACGCGATCATCGCACCAACCCAACTCTGGCCGACGTTGACGCCAAAGAAGTGTATAGGCAGGCCTACAACCTATTCCATGATGATGATCCAACTAAATCTAAGCCAGCAAGCTATGATTGGAGCAAATTCTGGGATGCTCGCTGGCAATGGTCAGCAGCCGGAAGCGTCCACTCGCAATATGCCGACGACTTGAAATATGTTTCCCCACAGCGCGAACTTAAAAACAAATTCATAACGCTAATAACACATCCGACCGTCCCGATCTCTCATTTCACTAGCAGGGTTCCAGCCTTACATGCCTGGTCTTCAGTCAAGTACGAATGGGGCAAGGTCCGGGCTATATACGGTACCGACTTGACCAGCTATGTCTTGACTCACTTTGCATTCTTCAACTGCGAAGATACCCTACCGGCTCACTTTCCGGTCGGCTCTAAAGCAAGACCCAGCTATGTCAACGCTCGCATCACTGCTTTACTGCGTGATGCAGTGCCATTTTGCATTGATTATGAAGACTTCAATAGTCAGCATAGCATACCTGCCATGCAGGCAGTTATGCGTGCGTACGTTGATGCTAATCGCCGTCACCTTAGTCCTGAGCAGGTTTCCGCGGCTACATGGGCAATACGTTCAATTGCGAACACCACCGTTCACGATAACATGGGCTTGCGTTGCGATTACAAAGCTAAGGGGACCCTAATGTCTGGTTGGCGGCTAACGACTTTTGTTAACTCTGTTTTGAACTATATATACACAAAAATGATTATAGGTCAGCAGGATACAGTCTACAGGAGCGTCCACAATGGCGACGATGTCCTGATCGGTGCCCGCAACTTCCAAATCGCCGTCAGCGCTGTTTCAAATGCAGAGAAGTATAACATAAGGCTCCAGCGCACTAAGAGTTCGTTTGGAGGGATAGCTGAATTTTTAAGAGTTGATCATATCCGCGGATCGCACGGACAGTACTTAACTCGTAATATCGCGACTTTGATTCACTCGCGTATAGAATCAAAAGTTGCCATCTCATTCATAGATATAATCGATGCCTATGAGGAGAGAATAGCCGAATACCTTAGCAGGGGCGGCTCTAATCGATTATCAATTGCACTACGTGACATATACTATGCACGGACTGCTGTATTGTTCGGTAATTCTATGGAGGATGCCTATACGATAAAGCAGGCACACAGGGTGATGGGTGGTATTTCAACTGCAGCCGACAGCTCGGTCTCGCATCTTATTGAGATTAAAACCTACAAGAGTGAGGTTCCTCTTAAAAAGAATCTGCCCGGCGTATTAGCTTACGCCTCCCGCTTGGCGAAGACACTTAATCTAGATGTCCCGCTTCGCAAAATCTGCGACAGGGTTTACACAGCCACACTTAATGCTGTTCAACTCGTCCGTAAGAAAGTAACTATTTCTAAAACGGATGACGAACAGCGGTACAAGGTGTTGAAAGGCGTGTATAAAGCCTACTCCGATGTTTCAGATAACGCGCTTTTTGGAAAAGCAAAAATGACAGGATTCATATTCGACGTCATGTCGTCGAGCCCAAACCTACAAGGTTTGGCTCAGATCCTGGCAGGGTCACGAGACCCGCTAGCTTTCCTCAAGGTCATAACATAAAAACTCCCATCGAGGGGAGTAGACGTAGTCTACTTATGAG